ACAGTAACCCTATATAACCCCAGAACATATAAAAATAGCCCCTTAGATAGAAGTTCCATACAATAATGCCTATATTTATTTGACTTTATCTTAGGTTTATGGTAAAATATAATAGAAAAATACAAAAGGAATTTCTAATAGGGTTTTAACGCATTGTGGTAATAATCTAGGGGGCTTTAGAAAGAAAGTAGTATAATGTATTGACAAAGGGTAGAATAGGGGTTATAATTAAGGTGGAGGTGAGAAAATGAGAGAGATTAAATTTAGGGCATGGGTAGACTGCCCCGAAGAGATTATCGCAACCTGTTCAGGATTGATTCAAAATTTATGAGATGGATATTTAATGACAAAGAATGATTTATACATATCCCAAACTGGCTGGAAACTAGATTTTAGGCATGAACCCTACGAAGATTGCACAGATGGTAGTTTTATTTGTGAACGTGAATTTAGCGAAGGGACTATTTTAAACTTAACCTTAAACCAAACTTCACCTAAGCGAGATATAATTAAAAGGCGAGTAGAAGTAGTAATTAGTATTCCTGAGGGGACGGGGTATAAAATCTATTTTGATATTATAGGGGATAAATAATGCCTTTCTTTATACAACATAAATATTTAAACAACAATGGTAAAACGAATATTCTATTTAAATCGCTTCAAGCAGCCTATGAGTTTAATAAATTCCCGAATGGCTTAAAACCTAAATTCAAATTCTTATGTTTATTTTGCCATAAATGGAGCGAATGGATTGATGCTGAACTAGATTGGAAGTGGCGTTATTGTAAACGTTGCAATAAGAGAGAAATAGCTCGTTTCTCTCATGAAATCATAAATTGCAGGTGTGTAATTAGCACTATTGATAAATAAACATTGTGCAACGTGTTGCAATATCTTTAGAGGGGGATAAAATGAAATGGAATGAAGTTTACTTTGAGCATGGTAAATTTCGTCATATAGTATTACCAGTTTTAGGGATACTTTGTGGTGAGCATCCTCATGCTATGTATTTTAATGCTAATACACCTGAAAAGTTTAAAAAGTTACCCTCTTGCCCGACTTGTTGGAAAAGATTACAGGACTATCTTTAGATATGGATATAAACAAAGTCTATTTAGAGGTTACTTGACAAATGAATAGTATTGTAGTAGAATTAAGGTAGAATAAAACATTTTGCAACACGTTGCACAATCTTCAGGAGTAGAAGTATGATAACAGAGAAACAGATTAAAGAGGCTTTGAAGAAAGACTTTAATGAGCTTTACGTTAAAGAGTATTCTACTGCATGGGATTTAGAACGTGTGGTAAGGGGAATAGAGATTGATATTATGCCTCTTAAGAATCTTATGAAGGTAGTGGGTAAAGTTGAAGCGTAAATACACCCGTAAACCTAAACTAGACGCACCAGGATGCGATTCTAGCCCTGTTAAGGAGAGAAGTAGTATCAATCTACCACCTGATATATTAGAGAGTATAGAAAGAACCTGTAAAACAAGAAAAGCATTGAATCTATCTGATGATAAGAAAGAAAGAATAGAACGGGCTTTAAGGTATCAGGAGTTTATAAATGGACAAAAATGAATTAAAGTTTAACGAAGGTGATACAGCTTATCAATACTATTATAAACCTGAACGCCTCAAATTTATACTAGCTATGCCTTTTTATAAGCGTATCTGGCGGATATTAATGCTTATTGTAAAGGGATGGTGCTATTGGGATTAAACATTTTGCAACGTATTGCACAATGTAGGAGGGAACGATGAAGAATAGACCAGAAGGATTTATAGCAGAGGATAAGATAGACCATAACGGGGAGATATTTGATTATATCAGGGAGTGCCATGAATACCTGTGGCAATTTGTTAGACTATTTTACCCATCGGCAAGCGGTTCAGTTACAGAATGGGTGGATAAAGTATTAGACGAAGTTAAAATAGGTCGGATAAAGGTTTAAATGAGTAAACCATCAATAGATTTAAGTAAACTATATAAACCACACCCTAAACAACAATTAGCGCATAAAGCTGTAGAGCAGAATATTCTTTACGGAGGAGCGGTAGGTGGTGGTAAAACTTATTGGCTAGTAGCCGAGGGTATTCAGTTATCCTTAGACTACCCTCATAATCGTGGCTATTTATGCAGACAGAAGCTAACTGATTTCCGTATATCTACTCTATTAGAGCTAAAACGATATATGGATGCTACGATTACTGTGAACGATAGGGGTAAAGATGAGATTGTAGAACTTATTACACAGCATCACCAGACAGAGAATTATTTTAAGCTCTATAATGGGTCTGTCATTTACTATGGAGGCATAGGGGATGACCGTGAAGGAACTACTAGAGTTAAGAATATGACCTTAGGGTGGGTGGGAGCAGACCAGCTCGAAGAGATTGAAGAGGTTAATTTTAACTGGCTATGTTCTAGGTTAAGACTTATACTCCCAGGTATCCATTATAAGGCTATTGCAACGGCTAACCCTGCTCCTGGGTGGGTAAAACGCAGGTGGCTAGAATCCAAACTGGAAAACCATATCTTTATTCCAGCTTTACCCCGTGATAATCCTTATTTGCCGGATGATTATGAATCTAATCTTAGAAAATGGTTTCCCCCTGAGATGGTCAAGGCTCTTTTGGATGGTGATTGGGACTCGCTTGAAGGTGGCAATTTCCTATTCAGGTATAACGAGATTAAGAATGGTGCGCACAGAGAACTTGAGGTTAAAGAGGATGATACTAAATGGGCTGGCATAGATATAGCCCGTGAAGGTGATGATAGTTGCGTATTTACTCTAAGGCAAGGCTCTAAGGTAATCTATACTGACTCCTGGGGCAAAACCGACCTCATGGAATCTACTGGAATTATCCTACAGAAGATAGAACGCTTTAACATAGACCCTAAGAATGTCAATCTAGACGCTGTAGCTCTAGGGGCTGGTATCTATGACAGATTAAGAGAACAGAAAGTCTACATTAACGGTATCATCGCCGGAGGCGAACCAATGGACAAAGAACACTACGTAAATTCTAGGGCTGAGATGTATGATAACCTTAGAAAGAGATTTGAAGCAGGAACTATCAGTATTCCAGACGACCAAGACTTAATAGCTCAGCTAAGCTCTATCCGGTTTAAGATAGCCTCTGATAAGAAACTACAGATAGTAAGTAAAGAAGAAATGAAAAGGACTTATCACTTAAAGAGTCCAGACAAGGCAGATAGTTTAGCATTGGCGTTTTATGAGCCTGCGGTTCATTCTCCTGCTATAAGGTGGTTATGATAGATACTACACACAATTATTTAAGGCTCTACTGTGCAATAAACGAACTCCCGATGATACCCAAACGCTGTAGGGTATGCGGGAATGAGTTAGACGCTAAGTGGAAAGCTCGCCAACATGGTTATCTGTGTTTGGGGTGTCTTTATAAGCAAAGAAAGTTGCGAAAATAGGCATACCCGTGTTATACTTAAAATAGGAGAGTATATATAGCGGCCGCTTCTCCTATCTTTTTGTGTCTTTTAATCCCCACATTTTGCAACACGTTGCACAATCTTTTCTAATGTATTTTAAGGGGTAACTTATTGTCTATTTTACAAAAGCTGTTTAGAACAAAGTCCCCTATACCTAATAGGAATTACTTTAATGCCGGTGGTATTATGCCATCGGCTAATTTTAGTTCTGAAGGGATGCTTGGGCTATACAGCTCGGTTGGGTGGTTGCACGCCGTAGTCTTTCGTATAGCTCTAGGGTGTAGTGAGGTTGAGTGGACATTATTTGACGCTTCTAATCAAGATAAACCCAAACAGATTTACAAACACCCTATTCTTACACTCTTAAAACAAGTTAATCCATTTCAGACTTCAAATGAATTTATAGCCTTAGATACGATTTATAATGAATTAATCGGTGAATCGTTTTGGGCTTTGAACTTTAATGCTCTAGGCGAACCTGCTGAAATAATTTTACCCTATCCTAATAAAATGAGCGTAGTGCCTGATAAGAACTTCCCGTTCGTTAAGGGCTATGTTTATGGTACTGGTGCAGATGCAGTCCCCTTTGATGTAAACGAGATTATACATTTCAAATATCCTAATCCGTTAAATCAATATCGTGGATTAGCACCAGCGAAGGCTATCGGAATAAACTTAGATGCTGAACAAAACGCTGACAAGTGGGTTAACCAATTCTTCTATAACTCAGCTAGGCCGGATGGGGTTATACAGTTTGACTATAACTTATCTGATGAGCAATTTGAAAAGCTAAAGAAACAGTGGAGTGAGAAATACAAGGGTGTTTCTAAAGCTCACCAGGTAGCTCTTTTGGAAGGTGGCGGAAAGTACCTTCAGATTCAAAACACCATCAAGGACATGGACTTCCCCAATCTTAAGCAAAAGAACAGGGATGTAATTCTAGGTGTATTCG